ACTTTCACAACAACAATGTGATTTGTTTGAATTTGAAACGGATTGTTTCTGCAAGGCTTCGTAAAATGAGGCATAACGTTTTGCAGATTGCCGAAGGAGGCGAATACGAAGTACAAAACTTGATTAAACCACAAATGATGATACGAAGCACAATAGTTCAACTTACCACCACACCGCCTCTTTTGGCAATGTGCTGTTATGTGTCTGTAATTTTTTTAAACTTTTTTTTGGGAGGGCTTTTTTATGTTTAGTTACTACGGAAGCAAAAGTAAGATAGTGGACTACTACCCACCACCGAAACACAAAAGGATAATTGAACCTTTTGCTGGCAGTGCAAGGTATAGTTTGAAATATTGGCAGAATGATGTTTTGTTAGTAGATAAATACCCCGTGATTGTATCAATTTGGGAATACTTAATTAATGCTACAAAAGCAGATATTTTAAACTTACCTGATATTATTACAGGGCAAAATGTAGATGATTTTGATATTTCACAAGTTGAAAAATGGCTGATAGGATTTTGCATTAATGGTGGTTCGGCATCACCTAAGAAAACTGCAAAAGATTACAATACTTGGGGTGAAGCAAAAACAAGAATTGCTAACGATATTGAAAAAATCAAACATTGGAAGGTGCAACTTGGAAGCTATGAAGAACTTGAAAACGAAGATGCAACTTGGTTTATAGACCCACCATATCAAGTAGGTGGTGAATGGTATGTAAAAAGCACAAAGCACATTGATTTTGATAGCTTGGGTAATTGGTGCAAAAGCAGAAACGGACAAGTGATAGTATGCGAAAATACAAAAGCTACTTGGCTGCCATTTAAACCAATGATTGATATGCAAGGTGCAATGTATAAAACAACGGAAGCAATATGGAGTAATTTAAAGACTAATTATGACTGCGAACAAATCCTTTTACAATTTTGAAAAAATTGAGGAGCGTGGGCAAAAAAAGTTTAAAAAAATTATTGCACATAACTCCTTTATTGTAGCAGTTCAAAATCTTACACCAATAAAATTAATACTTACAAAGCAATGAGTGAACTAAGCAACAAAATAAAAGAGCATTTGCAAAAGCGTATTCAAGAAAATGAACTAAATAATACCGAGATGGTAGAAATTATTGATACCGTTGGAATGTATCTAAATTTAAAGACCATTGCTAACTATGCAACGCTTGAAAATATATCATACAACGGAGTTTTAGCACGTATAAAGTCAGGCAAGATTAAAGAATACGAATTGTTTGGAGTTAAATTTATAATAAGTAATAAATAATATGAAAAAAAAGAAATTAGTAAGCGTAAAGAAGTATGCTGAATTGTGTGGTATATGTATGCAGGGTGTGTACAATAGGATAAACAGAGGTACATTAAAGGTTTCAACATCTTATCCAGTTAAGTTGATTGACTGTATAAAATACTCTCCAAAACTATCAAAAAGGGGCAGACCTGCATATAAGGATTGAATTTTATTGGTATGTATATCAGTAAGTTACATATTTATTTGAATTATTTTATTGTTTAATTAAATGTTTAATGTACTATTGTAAAAAATTAATACTAACAATTAAAAACTTGCAAAATGAACACAGTACAATTAAAATTTGACCACCTTTGCACCTTTGCCGATAAAGTAAGCAAGGAAGTAAAAGTAGCTTTCCCACACCTTGAATGGTTGTTGGATTTTAAAGTTGCTCCTCTTGTTGCACAACTAAACTTTCAGAAATTATCTAAGGCAACACAATTAGACCACCTTTTAATGTCTGAGATTGAGGCTCTCAATTTATTGGCACTTGAATTAGAGCCTATGTTTTGGGATATGAAAAGACTTGCTGATATGGAAGCAATAGTAATACACGAAGCATCACAAAAAAGAATGCGTATAGCTTATGATAACAACTCTAATATTAACTTTAATACTTTAAAATAATGGAAAAACGATATGTAGTAACTTTAGACCTCTATGTTTATAGTGAGAATGACAGCGAAGCAATTGCAAAGGCTCATAACCTAGCTAACACAATAGCAAACATTAATGATAACGAATGTAGCGTTATTGATATAGCAGAGCAGCCCTTTGGAGTAATCGGAAACCGTAAAGTAGTATTAACCCCTAACACAAACGAAAATGAAGGATAATATAATAACAAAATTGATGTTTTTTAGCTGTTGTATGATATTTCTAACAGTTGGTTTTGTAGTTCTGAGCAAACACATAAGCAACGAGCCGATGAACACAAACGAAATACCAACGGTTATACAACCTCAAAAAGATAGCGTAATAACTACTTGCCCTCATTGTGGGTACAAAGTATCAATTGAATGTAACGAATCAAACACAACCTATAAAAACAACTAACTATGACTGAAATGTTAACTAATAAGGAAACTACTTTAAAAGTAGGGCAGCAAATACAAACCAATAAGTTTATAGAAGATAAACTGTGGTATAAGATAGAGCAATGGCAATTATTGACAGACCGTGATAAACTTTCCCTAACTGGCACAGCCTTAGAAAACGAAATAAAAGTATTACAAAATAAATATTGTTCAACTAAAATCAACTACTAAAATGACAAAAGCAAATGTTTACACAAAGTTATTGGCTTTTCAAAAGCTAGGAATATCAGTTAAGAAAGATGGAAAAAACCCTCACTTTAAAAGTGCTTATGCTACACTTAACGAGGTGTTAGATAAAGTAAAAAAGCCTTTAAACGACTTAGGGTTAGTGATTATATTTAGTCCTGAAACCGATGGACTAAGAACTATTCTTTACGATACTGAAAGCGACACTCAATTAGATGGATTTATGAAGTATGTAGGAATTGGTAATGCTCAGCAGTTACTAAGCTGCAATACTTACTTTCGCAGAGGCTCTTTAGTGTCTTTGTTAGGATTAGAAGATGAAGATGATGATGGAACAAAGGCAAGTGTACCAGTACCACCAAAAGCAATTGTAAAGCCTAAATTATTAATTGGTACGCAAGTATTTAAAGAAGCTGTTGCTTGGTTGAATAAGCCTAATGGAAATTTAGAGGCTATTATGAAAAAATATGAAGTAACAGAAGAAGTTAAAAATGCATTATTAGAAGCTGTAACAGCACAATAATTATGAAACAATCACTATTCCAAATCGAACAAGAGTACAAGGATATTGCAGAGCAATTAATTGAACTTGAAGGAGAGCCAACTTTTGAATTAGAGGCTGCTTTAATTATCAATCAACAAAACTTAGAAACCAAAAGCACTAATTACGGTATCGTGATAAAGCAAATGGACTATGAAGTGGGAATTATTGATAGCGAAATAAAAAGGCTTAACGCTTTAAAGAAACAGCGTATCAATGCAATTGAAAGGCTTGAAAATAACATTCAGAATGCAATGGAGATATTCGGAGTTAGCGAAATTAAAACACCGTTAATGAAGTTATCATTCAGGAAGTCTGAGAGTGTAGAAGTGGAAAACATCGACCTTTTAGATAAGGAATTTGTAGTAGAAAAGACTACATTTGCAGCAGACAAAACAAAGATTAAAACAGCTATCAAAGAAGGTAGAACGGTGCAAGGTGCAACGCTACAAATTAATAATAACCTCCAAATAAAATGAGTATGGAACTATCAGGAATTTTAATCGTAAAAAAGGGTACTAAACAAGTATCGGACAAATTTAAGAGCCGAGAATTTGTAATTGAAACAGCAGAAAAGTACCCACAAACAATCTGCTTTCAATTAAGCCAAAACAATGTAACAGCTATTGACATAGCTAACATAGGCGATGAATTAAAAGTGCATTATAACTTACGGGGTAGGGATTGGACTAGTCCACAAGGCGAGGTAAAGTACTTCAACACCATTGAGGCTTGGAGAATTGAAAAGTTAAGCAAAGGAAACAACATTACAAACGATGACATATCAAATGATAATGCTGCAAGTAATTACTTTGTACCTACGGGAGATAGCGATGGATTACCATTTTAGTAAATGAAACTAGAGATTATAACCAACATCAAAGGCGGTAAGATGCAGCCTAAACACTCTCGAATGATTGTAGATTACATACAGTTATTCGAGGGTAAGGCGGTACATATTACAGTTGATAAGCATAGTGGTAAAAGGTCACATAGGCAAAATGCTTTGTGGTGGGTGTACGTTACTATCCTAGCCTCTGAAATAGGTTACAATAAAAACGAGATGCACGAAATATTAAAGATGAAGTTTTTGAAAAAAGAGAAGGTGGATGAAAAGACTGGCGAAGTATTCGAGTATTTAGGTAGCACTACATCGTTAAACAAAACAGAGTTTGGCGAAATGATTAATAGCCTTGTACAATGGGCTGCCGAAACATTCAATGTAGTTATGCCTTTGCCGAATACTCAGTTAGAAATATAATTTTATTTAACTAATTACCAACCACTTACAACTATTTTTAAAATAAAGTATTGTTTAATTAAATGTTTAATATATATTTACATCGTATTAACAATTAAAAACTCGCAAAATGACAACAACAAATGAAATTTTAAAAATGACACACCAAGAGTTACTTGTTGCAAGTGTTGAAGTAAAACAAATGTATTCAGAAGCAAAAATTATGCAAAATTTAACAGTAGCAACAAATTTAATTATTCAAGGTTATAAACACCTACAATTTCAAAATGGTGGATGTATTCAAAAGAAAAAAGGAACTGACCATTTAGGAAAATTTACTATTTATGTAATTAAAAATGGTTACGGAACAGGAAAAGTAACAAACACTTTTTTAACATTAAAAGAATGTTTAACACACTTAGAAGGTAGCGGTTGGGGAGAAATAAAAAGTTACAAATAAATCTAACTTTTGCGAGTGTGGGAAAGGGCAACCAAGTACCACAATGCAAACAACTAAAACAATTATGTACTACTTACTAGAACTAGAACTAATGAATAGAGAAAACAGTTTTTTTAACACTACTGCGGAAAGCGGTCAGTTGTTAATGAATTACGAAAGCATAGCCAAAGGTCAAGAGACAGACATTGTAAGCGTGTTTAACCCAGGCGATAAGCTAACACCTTACGAGGTTGAATTTAGACTATCACGAAGCAATAAAACAATGTTAATAGGCTCAGTTAAAAGAGGGTTAACAAATATGGTAACAAAAGGATTATTAACCAAGAACTCCGAAATGAAACTTGGGGTTTATGGTAGGAAAAATTATACTTGGTCACTAAAATAAATTTTAAAATAACTCCACCTATCAAATAATTTACTATATTTGCACCGTTCGCTCAACATTATGAAATTAATAAAAAGTCCCATTTGTAACATTGCCACTTTGCTAAATCTTTTAGCTGTTGGGCGAACCTTTGTTATGAGTGGGCATTTTATTATATGAAAGACCCAGCATTCTTATTTTACCCTTCCGACTTCTTAACAGGCACTATGTTTATGAATAATGAGCAGATTGGTATATACATACGTTTACTTTGCTCACAACATCAGCACGGTGGCATAATAGACAAAGTATCTTTTAATTCTTTAGTAGGTAGCAATGATTTAATAAGGTCGAAATTTACCGAAACAGATACAGGATATTACAATGAAAGGTTAACAGGCGAAATGGAAAAAAGGAATAAAAAATCTACAAATATGAGTGAAACTGCAAAGGAAGTTTGGTTAAAGAGAAAAGAAGCAAAAAATACAATTGTAAAAGAAAAGAATACAAATGTATTACAATTGCAAAACAAAAGTAAAACAAAAGTAAAGAAAAAAGATACAATTGTTATACAACCTGTAAATGTAAATGAAGATATAATTTTAAATAAAGAAATAAAGGTATATTCATCATTCGCTCATTTAAAATTAACTTACGATGAATTTGATAAATTGATTGATTGTGGATTTACTAAAAAGCAAATTGATGAAACAATTGAATCAATCCAAAACTACAAAAAGAATACAAACTATGTTTCCCTTTATTTAACTTTAAAGAAATGGATTAAGAGTGAACAAGGAACAACCAGTCCAACACAACGAACTTCAATGAAATTCTCATAATGGAAAACAAACAGATACCACAGGCTATTGATTTAGAAAGGGTTGTTTTAGGTGGGCTACTCTATGATTCAAACGCTTACGCAAAGATTGCTGAGATATTCACAGTTGATTTATTTTACACAGAACAGCACCAACTTATAGCCGAAACAATAATCGAGTTACATAACTTTAGTAACCCTGTTGACTTACTAACTGTTTCAAGTTCAATTATTAAGAAAGGAAAAACAAAAGTAGCACCACCTTACTATATTTCAGAACTTTGCAGTCAGTCAGCAAGTACAAGCAACATTGAATACCACACAAGAATACTTATGCAAATGAGCCTAAAGCGTTCATTGATAGATATTTCAAACGAATGTAATACATCAGCATTTGATTTAACTGAGGATATTTTTGAAACGATAGATTTGTTTGAAAAGAAGGTAAACGTAATTACAAGCCGAATAATAAGCGAAAAAATTAATAATGTAGGAGAACTATACATTGATAGCGTAAAGCAAACACAAGCGATAAAAACAGCCAAGAATGGCATAATAGGAGTACCAAGTGGATTTACAGATTTAGATAAGAAGACTTCGGGGTGGCAAAAGACTGATTTAATAATTTTAGCAGCTAGACCAGGAATGGGTAAAACAGCATTTGCTTTAAATGTTGCTAGAAATGCAGCAGTTGATTACAATAAAGCAGGGGTTATATTCTCTTTAGAGATGGGTAAACTTCAATTAATGGCACGTTTAAAAGCATCGGAAACAGGATTGCATTTAGAAAAGTTTTTGCGTACTGGATTAACTGAATTTGAAGAAAGCCAATCACATACACAATGCCACAAGTTAGTTAACAGTCCGATATACATTGATGACGAAGGAGGCTTATCTGTATTTAAACTAAGGAATAAGGCAAGGAAGTTAAAGCGAGAAAAGGGTATCGAATGGATTATTATTGATTACATTCAGTTAATGACTGAGGGTGGAAAGTTTAAAGGCAATAGAGAGGCTGAGGTTTCATCAATTAGTAGGCAGTTAAAATCTTTAGCAAAGGAATTAGATATTCCTATAATTTGTTTAAGCCAATTAAGTAGGGAGTGCGAGAAAAGACCCGATAAAATACCTCAGCTTTCAGACCTTAGAGATTCGGGAGCAATTGAGCAGGATGCTGATATGGTAATGTTTATTTATAGACCTGAGTATTACGGCTTAATGGAAGATTCAGAAGGTCAAAGCACACAAGGTAAAGCTATGGTAATAATAGCCAAGCATCGTAATGGTGGATTGTGTAAAGTTCAGCTATCCTTTTTAGGACATAACACTAAATTTTACGATGAAAACTTACAAGAACGCAACGATTTTAAATCCCTTCCAAACGGATTAGCCGAATGGGAACAAAAGATGTAACTATGCCTACCTGTAAGACCTGTAAAGATAAATTCATAGCCCGTTGGTTCAATCAAAAGTACTGTATGGTACACGATGAATGTATAAAAGCATTTAGCACTTGGGTAGGTGAACAAAACAAAAAGAAGATTGACAAGGCAATAAAGCAGGACATTAAAGAGAGAAAAGAAAAGTTAATGAGCCATAAGGATTACATTAAACTTTTACAAGTGGTGTTTAATACATACATTCGCTTAAGGGATAAGCATTTACCTTGCATAAGTTGTGGAACATTTAAAGCAGAGGAGTTTCACGCTGGACATTACATTGCAACTACTTATCAATACTTACGCTTTGATGAAGCAAACGTACACAAACAATGCTCTAAGTGCAATACTTACCTCAGAGGCAACTCAATACCATATCGAATAGAATTAATTAAAAGAATAGGCTTAAAAGAAGTTGAACGAATTGAGAATGATAGACACAAGCGACTTGAAATGACAATTACTCAAATAAAAGAAAAAATGATTCACTACAAGAAATTAATTAAATTAAAATAATTTAGTATATTTGTCATAAGTTATGAGTTATTATGGCAAAAACATCAGGTTCTTTTCAAAAAGGACACAAAGGATATAAACCAAAGGGGGCAATTAGTAAAATAACCCGAAGCGTTAAAGAGGTGTTCCAAGCTGCATTTGATGAAATGCAAGAAACAAAACACGCTAATCTGTTAACGTGGGGTAAGGAAAACCCTAATGAGTTTTATAGGTTAACAGCTAAACTTATCCCAGCAGCAATGGAAGTAAAAGCCGATATTCAAATAAACGACATAACAGGGGTGGTAATATTGCCACCTGAAACTAAAGATAAATAAAATGAACTTAAAAGAATTAGAAAAATTTGGAAAGGTTGTTATTCGTGTAGACAATGGCACTTCATATAGGGTTAAATTAACAGATGGGTATGCGCCTTATAATGTAGCTGAGTTTGTTGAAACGATTAAAGAAGAATTTATCGGCAAGTACGATAAAGTTGAATTATGTACTACACAAGGCGACCTTTTTGAGCTTATTTTAGTGCCAAAAGATTAAAAAAATTATTATCCTAGACCAATGGTGTCAATACTCAGATTAAAATGGTCTTAGAAATAACACCAACAGAAAAACAATACGAGGCTTGGCAATTATTAGGGGATAATACTACAAGTTTTTTATTGTTTGGAGGTGGTGCAGGAGGTGGTAAATCCTTTCTTGGCTGTCAATGGCTAATTGCTCAATGCTTAGGATATAAAAATGTTCGTTATTTAATGGCTCGTAAAGAGTTAAAGCAATTAAAGGCTACAACCTTAAATACTTTCTTTAAAATATGCTCTGAATACAACATTAAACGTGACATTCACTATAATTACAATGCTCAATCGGGAGTAATATCATTCTTACAAACGGGAAGCGAGATTGTCTTAATGGATTTAGTAAAGAAACCTAGTGACCCGATGTTTCAAGACTTAGGTTCGTTGGAATTAACAGGTGCATTTATTGATGAAGCAGGAGAGATTGATTCTTTAGCGTTTGACATTCTTAAATCAAGAATAGGTAGGCAGAACAATCAAGCCAATGGAATTATGCCTAAAATACTAATGACTTGTAACCCAATAAAGAACTGGCTTTATTATTCATTCTTTAAACCTAATAGAGAGGGTACGTTAATAGAAGGGTATAAATTCTTACAAGCCCTTGTTACAGATAACAACAAGGTAGATGAAGATTACATTAATCAGTTAAGAAGCATAACAGATAAAGTAACAAGGCAGCGTTTATTACTAGGCGATTGGGAATATTCAGACGATTCAAGCCAGTTAATAACCTATGACA